CAAAAAGTTCCTCGCAGCCGAAGAAACCAAAATCTTAATTACAAATGGCTTATTTCAGGTTGAAGAGAAATTTCAGGACGCTGAGCAGATCTGGCCGAAGACTGTTATCCTCGTTAACTCAAACGACTGGAACAGCAAGTTCGCCTACGACCTTGACCCAGGAATCATCGACCGGATCAAGATCATTTCCACCTACCGGGAGTACGAGGTTGCTAAGAACCGTGACTGTCTGGAGGGAACTGTGTCGGAGGGCTCGCCTGATCTTCGTCCAAGAGCACATATCCCGTATCTGGCAAACAAGCTCGGAGTCAGTCCGGAGGCACTCTATCTATGGTGTCTACGGCTCGCGACCGACCGCTTCTGGGAGGTCATTACGGACACTCGTGACCCATCAATTAATCGGCTCCAGGTCGAGGTCAGGTATTGGACGACACGCCAGCGCATCCGTTTCAAGGCTGATGTCACGCAGGCGCTTGTTAACGGTATGGCATTCGCATGGATGCTCCGGACAGGTGACGCGAACATCCCGGAACTTACGCCGGAAATCCTTCACGAATGCCTAGACCACTTCAGATTTGTAGGGGTTGATCCATCAGGTCTTAAATTGATGGATAAAATGAAAAAGCGTTGGGAGGAAGCAGGTAGACCTTCAACACATTATTATCAGGGTTATCGAGAAATTCGTTGGGAGTCGGTAAAGAAAGCGGTTTCTTATTATCTCCAAGAAGGTCAAAATTCTCGAGAAACAGCATCGAAGGTTATCAAAGAAACAATGGAACGTCTTGTTATGAGGGATGGTTTCCAAATTGGCGGAGCAGCTAACTATGTGATCGAGAACTGGGAAAACATGCGCTTCGCTTGTGAAGAACTTGAAGCGGAAGGCAAAGAACTATTACTCGAGCTCGATGAGCGTGATGTTAAACGCTTGACTAATCCAGACCAAACCTGTATTGATTCTTGGATCGAGAATAAACATTATTCGCCTGATAGGGCAGAAGTGTTTAGAAAAGCAGCTAGAGAGAAACTTTACAAACTGGAGGGGTAAAATGTTTGATGTAACTAACTTTACCGAAGAAACATCAATGGATGCCTTCCAATATGAATGCCAAAAACAAGCTCGACTAAAAGAACAGCTTGAGTCAGAAGGTTTCACCTGCTGTGACGATCCTGCGAATTTGTATGATTTGATCGGAACTGTTCAGGAAGTGGAAACTTTTTGTCAGTTATACACTCCTAGGCTTCTTTGCAAATTATACGCGAAGGGATCCGAAGATTTAGAGCATTCTTTCTTTCTCTGTCCTTTGTGGCAAATTATCAAATTTAATTACATTATTCCTCAACCCGGAGAATACTTCACTGCGAAGTATGTAATTGGTATCCGCAGAGTTGGCGAAAAAGTGTTTGTTCCCAGTTTGCGTTTGCCCTTGACTTAATATGGAAGAATTCTTTGGCGACAATGTTCCTGATGCGCCTACACCGATTAGTAGCGCAGGAGATCCCACTCAAAAATATGGTAATGCCGCTGGAGAGTTTAATCTTAAAAATAAATACGGTTCTCGTAAAGTTAAGTCAAGAAAAGATTTAGATCAACCGAAATCCGGAGTGGAGCCGATGAGAAACGGAACTCTCCCCAAATATGGGGAGGGGCCACTGAATACAGGGGGATCGCAAACGGATAATGCAACGGATCGATATTTTGGGTCTTTCAGTATTGAAGCCAAGCGTAATGTGTTTGACTTGCTGAAAACACATCCCGAGTTTAAAAATGGTAGAATCCAGAATAACACTCGTGAAGTTATGAAAAACGATCCAACAAAACTTGTACAAAATGGGGGATATATAGCCTACGAAAATCAACCTCAAGCATCACAACCCTCATACAATGAATCACAAAATCCATGATCCAGTTTCCTTTTTAACTAATTTAGTCACTAGAAAAGGAAAATCCGACTTGTTCGGCGTTTACTTAACAGGGATTACCGTCTCGGCTGAAGCAACAGTTGATTACGGTTATGGTAAAGATCGTTCACTTGCTCTTCAAAAAATTAAATCATGTTTCTCTTCAGATAGAGGAGATTGGAATTCTCTACTGGTTGAGACACGAACGGATACTAGCGAAATTGTTTTTCCTATATCTTTCTTTGTAGGACGTGAACCTGTCACCGTTTATTTCTTAACGGAGGACCATGACATGTCATGTTTGGTTTTTATACCCAAACTTGTAATCGACGAATTCGCATCAGAAGTTACCTTTTATCAAGAACTTTTGAAGGAAGTGGCCGCTTTCGCGGGTAAAAGCCCATCAATCGTCAAATTTACTATCGGTGTTGTCAGTACTGACTGGGACGATTTGGTGGAACGAGGTGTGGCTCGCGAAGTGGACGTGGGTTTCTAGTTTACAGTAACATCCCTCAACTATACTACAGTCGATTCAAAACGATTATGCTCTCCAACGAATACCAACGTCAAGCTCTCGAAACCGCAATCTATCCAAACCAAGGGAGCAACTTTCTCTATCCTACTCTTGGACTTGTCGGTGAAGCCGGTGAAGTAGCGGAAAAAGTTAAAAAAATTATTCGGGACGGTAATTCCCCCAACCCTAGCATCATGGGAAATTCCCATTTTCTAGACGAAACTACCAAAGAAGAAATTGCTAAAGAATTGTCTGATGTGTGCTGGTACATCGCCGTTCTTGCAAATGAACTAGGTTATTCTCTCGGGGAAATCATGGAAATGAACCTCTTTAAACTTCGTTCTCGCCAAGAGCGAGGTGTTCTGGGAGGTTCAGGAGACAACCGATGAAAGCGTCTGAGTGCACTTTTGAGCATATGATGCGAGTGGCTTCCGGTTTATACGAACTGGCAGAAACAACTTCTTATCTTCAAGTTGAATACGGCTTAAGTGAACTTAAAGCATGCTGGGATGGTTTTATTCATACATCCGATGCTTATTGTCAAGAGTTTAAATCACGAAAACAAATTTGTGTAGAGTTTGCTCATGCGCTCGGAGAATACATCGAATACCTCGAGGAATCCTCACCTATCGAAATGGGACAATAGATTTCTTCGTATTGCAGAAGAAGTTCGTCTCTGGAGTAAAGATCCTGGCACTAAAGTTGGGTGCGTGCTTGTGCATGACCGTCGAATCCTGTCTACAGGATACAATGGCTTCCCTCAACTAATTGAAGACAATTTGGAACGCTATATTGACAGGGAGTACAAACTTAGCATTACAGTACATGCTGAGAAAAACGCCATCCTTAATGCAGCAAAAAACGGAACGAAGGTCGAAGGATCTACGCTTTACGTTACATTTCCACCTTGCTCACAATGCGCTTCCGCAGTGATTCAAGCAGGTGTTGCAAAAGTGGTTTGCCCAGATCCGGCATTGGCTCCGGAACGATGGAGAAAAAACTTTCTTGCAGCAAACGAACTTTTTTATGAGGCAGGCGTTAAAGTTCTTTATTATTCGAGCTTTGACTTATGTCTAACAGAAACTGCCCCGTCTGTGGAGCCCACTGGGTTGACGGACAACTGTACTGGGCAACAGGAAAATCAGGAAAAGACGCCGACCTTAACGCTCTCGTATGCCGGAGACTATCTTCCGAAAAGGCTGAAGGATGCGTAAATCCAGCAAAAGGAACTGAGGGAGGAATCGGTTGGGAAGAAAGAATAAAAATACTAGAGCAAGGACTAGATGGAATATAGTTCGGGTTGCCGAAAAAACGTTCGGTTACCCGAACTTTACACCTCTGTCTAAATGTCGTATACTAGTAGGAGTTGAATGAACTCATGACCACTCAAGACTTGTTTTACGCTGCTGTCAAAGGTGATGCCAAAGCCATTACTGCTGTAGTTAAACAATACACACCTCTTGTTCATAAAATTGTAAACAAGTATTGCTGGATGTCGCCCTCTCATAGTAGGGAAGATTTGGTGCAGGAAGGTTTGTTGGGTATCGTAAAAGCGATCGAAACTTTCGACCTGTCGCAAAACGTCAAACCCATGACTTGGATTTATCCACAAGTTCGGGGAGCAGTGCAAGGAGTGGCACGAAAAGACAACCGGGCTCCGAAATATCCTCTGTCTCTTGAGCAAAGTGATTGGGCGAAGAATTTGGAAGATCCCGATCGATTTGAAGTGAAAGAAGAATACACCCCAGATTTCGCTTATGACATCGTTGTAGCAGGATGTGGCTCTGTCAACAGCAAACGCGCTCAAATCGTTTGTGACAGGTACGGGCTGCTCGGTCGAGAAGCTCTCCGACAAGGGGAAGTGGCGAAAAAACACGGCATGACCAAACAGGCTATTAATTCTCATATTGCTCGTTTTACGAAAATTATCCGCGAAAAGCACCCTGAACTCCATTCTCTGATTGCGTAATATTATGTCTACTGCGGGTAAAACCTTGATTGTCACGAAAGTGTACGATGAGAACTGTGACATATGTAAACATATGTCTAGACATGATCGTTCAACTTTCGAGAGCTTTCCAGAAATAGGGTATCAGGAAGTTTTACTTGACGATGTAATCAATCCTGGTGATTCAGCAAGACCTTTAACTTTGCATCGAATTTATCAATGCCTTGAGAAATACGCTCTCAATCCTGACTATACGATTGATCTGCCTGTGTATGTCTTTTTATCTAAACAAGGTATGTATCAAGGTCATATAATTGGAGCGGCAACTATTTCGGAACTGAGAGACAAAATTAAAGAAACAATAGAGCCCACTGTTGAATAAACGAGGTATTTATGAATTGGGACACCATGTTTTAGTCAGTCTTTATGGCATTACATTCGGTTTGCTGGATGATCTTAATGGAATCAAAACCGCTTTCGAGGAAGCGGTCGATGTATGTGGGGCCACCGTCCTTAATCGATTCTCTCATCAGTTTCATCCACAAGGCGTTACGATGGTGTATGCTCTCGCTGAGTCGCATATATCGATTCATACATTCCCCGAAAAAGGTTCGTGTGCGATAGACGTATATACGTGTGGAGACATGAACTCCATGAAAGGGATGCAAGTTTTGATCGAGCATTTTAAACCAATTGAAGTTTCAATTCAGGAGTTTAATCGATGAAAACGAAAAAGATAGTGAAAGAAGCAATTAAGCATCCAGATCAATGGAGTTGGGCAGATTTAACATTTTTTGGCAAGTGGTTAGAAGAGAAGAAAAAACGCAAAGAAGAAAAGAAGAAAAAGAAATAGTTTACGAAAAGTTACGGAGACTATATTAAATCAGTCTACTCTCTATAATAATGACAGTCACTACTAACGAGAAAGGTCAACAAAACATGTGGGCCAAAGAGCCGAAGATGTACGTCGATCCTAACAAAGATTATAGTGTCACTCACAACGAAAAGGCAGAGATGCTGAATGGTCGTCTAGCTATGCTTGGCGTAATGGCAGCAATCGGAGCTTACGCCACCACGGGTCAACTGATTCCTGGCATTTGGTGATTTTCATTCAATCAACTACCAATTAAACATTAAAATGAAAAAAGTTCCTGCAGTTACTTTTCTCTTCCGAAAAGATGGTGAGTTCGTCAACGTTACCACAGATGAACTTTTCAGCAACAAACGGGTAATTATTTTCTCATTGCCTGGAGCTTTTACTCCGACTTGCTCAACTTTTCAACTTCCGGGTTTCGAACTGGATTGTCAGAAGTTTCGTGATCTTGGCATTGATGATATCTATTGCATTTCTGTCAATGACGGATTTGTTATGAACGCTTGGGCTAAAGATCAAAACATCGTCAACGTAAAAATGATTCCGGATGGGAATGGTCATTTCACAGACGAAATGGGGATGCTAGTCAAGAAAGAAAATCTCGGATTTGCTTATCGTTCTTGGCGCTATGCTGCAGTTGTTGACAATGGAAACATCGAATGGTTAGTAGAAGAGCCTGGTCGTATGGATAACTGTCCTGAAGACCCTTACACAGAAACTACCCCGGAGAAAGTCCTTGAATACGTCTCTACCCATGTGGTGGCCCTCGCCTGAAGCGCTTACAGACTTAGTTGTAGAAGATACGGAGCATGGATTTGAACTCTTTGCTCCAGATGGCACTGAATGCGCTGAATGGCTTTCTTTCTGGAATCAAGACGAAACTCACCACAAAGTTTTCGAAGAGCAGTTCGTTAACATGCTCACTGAATACGTAAACAAAACTTTAGAAGAACATGGCAAAACTGAAACAATCTTTGACGAACAAAGTAATTATTGAAGCCAAACCAAAGAAAACTCGTCAAGGCAAATCAAGGAATACGCACCTAGGCGCAACCCCTACCCGTGGGAAACTTAAGCGCTATCGCGGTCAGGGTAAATGATTATACAGTTGAATCCACCCTTACCTCTTGATACTCCGAAAGGACGAGGGTGGGCTCATCTTTTAATCGACTATTCACAAGAGCACGATCTTTTGTGGGTGGTCTTTTTAAACGAAAATGGTGAATGTTGGACATTACCCAATTCCGATGTTCGCATGGTTAACAATTTTAGTTTAGGGCGTTATGGGATTAATCCTAGGGATTGGTATAGCTTCGGCGCTGGGGACATTTCTAGGGAATCTAGGGATGTTCTGGGTGATCGGAACTATGGCGAAACGAGCCGAGAGAATACAACAAGAGAAAATCCAGGAACTACAACGTGGATATCTGGAAATGGTCCAGAAAGAGAATGAGCGTATGCAAAAATACGCACAAATGGAATCTTAAGTTTACTCCAAAGTCTTAATCGTATATTAAACTTATCTGTTCAAACCACATGAACATCTTCGCTGTAAACAACAACCCACTTATCGCTGCATGCGATCTACCTGACAAGCTTGTTGTCAAAATGCCTACGGAAAGCGTTCAGTTGCTGACTCCGTGGGCGTTTAACGTCCATAACGTTTACATAGAGAAACCCGACGGGACCAATTACGGCACAAAAGGATTTGCTCATCATCCTTGTGCAAAATGGCTCTACGAAAGTCCCGCAAATGTTCTCTGGTTGTGGGAACACGCTCAGGCAATGTCAGAGGAATACACCGCTCGTTACCATAAACAACACGGTGTAAACTATGCCTTATCCCAGCTCGAAGACCTTATTAAGTGGCATTACCCTGAGGTAGACTCGTTTGACCACACCGAGTTTGTCCAAGCAATGCCTGATGAATTCAAAGTACCTGGTGACCCCGTACAAGCGTATCGCAACTATATTAACGGGTACAAAGGTTACGCAGTCTGGAACTTTAGCGAAAAACCCAGTTGGTGGGATGAAACAAAGCACGAACCTGTGCGTAACCAATATCTCGCCGAGCGAGAAGCAAAACGTATAAAGCGCAAAAATGACAAGTATCCGAGAGTACCGTCAGCCGTATAAAGTTAACGGGGAGTTTGAGTTCCCTCAATTTTTCGAAGCTTATCAAAAAGCATTATCATCCGTGTGGCGCCCTCAAGAGGTTTCTTTTGAGAGCGACATTCGAGATTGGCAAAGTTCTCCCTCCGAGGAGCAAGAAATTATTGGTGGCATTTTGAGAGGATTCACTCAACTGGAATGTCATGTAAGCGATTATTGGGCGAACATACCTACTTGGTTCCCTAAACATGAAATTGCGGCGGTATCTCGTGCTTTCTCCCTGTCGGAAATTGTACACGCGGAAGCATACAATTTGCTTTCGGACACGCTTGGCTTAGATGAGTTCGAAGCGTTTTTAGGAGATCCTGTCGCTCAACAGAAGATTGGTTACTTCCTTGAAAATCGTGGTATTAAAGAGTCTTTGGCTGTGTTTAGCGGCGCGGGGGAAGGTGTTTCTCTCTTTAGTTCCTTTGCTGTTTTGCTTTCCCTCAATCTTACCGGAAGATTTAAAGGAATTGCTCAAATTATTTCTTGGAGTGCGTTAGACGAACAGCAGCATTCTGACACGGGTATTAAACTTTTCAGAGAATTAATCGCCGAGGATCCTTTGTCACTAGAAGAAACAAGAGGTATAGTAGAAGGATTCGATGCAGTGATCGCAAATGAGTTTGCTTTCCTAGAGAAAATCTTTGAGGGTCGTACCCTGAGCACCATTCACAAAAATGATGTTCGAGAATATATTCTTTATCGGGCTAACGACCGATTGGCGCGTCTGGGTGTGCAAAAAGTTTTCAAATACGATGAACCTTCTGCAAACCGTATCAAAGAATGGTTCCACCCTTTGATGGCTGGAGCCACCAGCACTGACTTCTTTGCTCAGAAAGCAGATGGTGCAAATTATATTTCAAAACCGACCCAAGATTTTATGGGCGTCAATTTAAAAACTCTTGATTTGATTCTCGTATGACCATCGCTCCTGAATGGCTCTCTGAGGAGGGCATGCACACATTATCAGCAGGTTATCTGCTTCCGGGGGAAACTCCTCGGGCAATGTTTGAACGAGTTGCCAAAGCTGCAGCGCAAATAAATGAAGACCCTACACTATTCGACGATCTCTTTACTTGCCTTTGGAACGGGTGGATTGGTCTCGCTTCTCCCGTTGCTGCTAACTTCGGGACTTCCCGCGCACTTCCTATTTCCTGTTATTCTGTTCACCTCAGCGATAGTGTTAGCAGCATTTATTCGCATCTTAAAGAAGTTGCACAACTGAGTAAAAACGGTGGTGGTGTTGGCGTTTATTTTGGCGATGTTCGCCCTGCGGGCGCTCCTATCTCAGGTGGCGGTAAATCGACGGGAGTTGTTCCCTGGGCTCAACAGTACGATTTGGCCGCTCGTGTCGTATCACAGGGCGGAGTTCGACGAGGATCCTTCGCTATCTATTTACCGATCGACCACCCTGATGTCCCGGAGTTGCTACGTGCTAAAGATCATAGTAAGGGGGATCCGCGCAAGTTTGTGGATTCAAACGTAGCCTTGACAATTACAGATGAATGGGTTGAGTCTATGGTAGCTGGGGATCATCAGAAACAAGAACTATTTGGTGAAGTTCTGAAAACACGGATGATCTCGGGTTCACCTTATTTAATCTTCATCGACAACGCTAATCGTCAAAACCCGGAATGCTACACAGAGCGTGGTCTTTCCGTCAAAACTTCTAATCTTTGTTCTGAAATTTTTCTTCATACCGATGAGCATCATTCGTTCGTCTGTGTCCTCAGCAGTCTCAATCTTAGTCGGTATGACGACTTTAGTGGGTGGAAATCTGCTACTTCAGGACGTACAGTCCCCGAACTCGCGGTCCATCTCCTTGATGCGGTCGTTTCGGAATTCATTCGTAAAGCAAAAGACAAAGTTGGTCTCGGACGTTCAGTTCGCTTTGCCGAAAAATCTCGTGCCCTAGGTTTGGGCACCATGGGTCTTCATACTCTTTATCAAAAACGTGGATTACCTTTCAGCTCGCCAGGCGCTCGCGAACTCAACATCGAAACGCATCAATGGATCAGAGAAAGAGCAGAAGTTGCCTCACGAGAATTGGCCCAAAAGTTTGGGGAGCCCGAATGGTGTGTGGGCTCTGGTATGCGCCATAGTCATCTTCTCGCTGTTGCTCCTACTCGGACTAATGCAGTCATTAGTGGAGCATTTAGTCAAGGGATTGAGCCCATCGACTCAAATTATTTCGTCGCAAAACAAGCCAAAGGAACCTACGTTCGAAAAAACCCTGTATTAGAAAAACTCTTTTGTGACAGAGGAGTTGACCCTTCTATCTGGGAAAAAATATTAGAATCAAAAGGTAGTGTGCAAGACTTAGATTGTCTCTCTGTTACGGAAAAAGAAATTTTCAAAACAGCAAGAGAGATTGATCAATTTGAGTTAATCAAACAAGCTGCAGATCGACAAAAGTTTATTTGTCAAGGGCAATCACTAAACTTATTTGTAGACCCTGAGTCTGACCCTGCATATATTATGCGTTTGCACTTATCCGCTTGGAAGATGGGTCTGAAATCACTCTATTACTTGAAATCAAGTTCTCTGTTAACAAAAAAGAAAACTCCTACTTTAGCACAAATCGTAACCAAACCTGAATGTCCTTGGTGCACTCGGTTAAAAGAACTCTTAAAGAGCGAAGGAATTGATTACGTTGAATTAAGCAAAGAAAAAGCTCAAGAAGCAGGTCTGTGGAACGAAGAGTGGAAAACAGTACCACAACTCTGGATTCACGGGCGACATATAGGAGGATACACGGATTACGTAAATTCAAAAGCCACTACAAATACTACTACATATGCAGATTGTCTCTCCTGTGAAGCCTAAAATGACAAGGCGCCGTCACAAAAAATACCCGTCTCTTACCCCTGAACAACAGAAATTAGTTGCGGAACACGGGTGGATATCAGGCAGGTTAGCACATGGTGCCAAGTGCTTGACAGGAGGTCATACGGGATCTTTAACAAGGGAAGACTTAGAATCCATAGCCAACTTTGCTTTGTGCGTTGCAGCCACACGGTATCGATCGGATATGAATGTAAAGTATAGCACTTACGCTTGGAACACAGCGAGAGGCTATATTCAACACGCTTTGCGTGATTATTCGCGTATGGTGAGAACTCCACGTTGGGTAGCAAACTACAAAAATAAAGTTAATGACCTTGTAGCACAAGGTAAGTCCTACAAAGAAATAGCCGACATTTTAAATTTGGACGAAACAAAAGTTTTAAATTGTGATCTGTCGGTTAATAATTACCATGTCTCTTACGACAGTGCTCCTGAAGATTGGGTAACACCTGAATTTGTATACAATTTCGAAGAACACAAAGCTGCATTACTTTCACCAGAGTTGTTAGACGAAATTCGTTCTTTGTCTGACCCTGAGATGAAAATGTTAATTAGTTATATTGAAGGAGCGGAAATTAGTGAAGAGGAAAAAGAATGGGCTGCAGAAAAGTTTTTTGAACTACAGGGAATAGCGCATGGCTTCGGAGAATGATTCCTTTCAAGTACAACCCCTTTCTCTAGAAAAAGAATTTAAGGTACTGTCAGTTAAGAAACGGTTGCACGAATTAAGCAGAGCGGAACTTGAAGAATTTCTATCAGAAGCTCTCTTAATTATGACCAAATTAGCTGACCAAGTAGTGCAATTAAAAGATTATGTGAACGAGATCGAGGGTAAAAAGAAATAGTTTTTGAGATAAAACTATGTCTCTCGGTGCACTAATTGCCTTTTTAAATGCTAATGGCACATGGCTGTTAGCTCTCTGGCTGGTATTTGAACAATATATTGCAGCTAACGAAAAATTAAAAGCTAACTCTACGCTACAGCTGGTTATTAATGTAGTTAGACAATTTTTACAAAAGTTTGCCAAGAAAAGCTGATGCCTGTACATAAGGGGCCAGACTGTGTTGGGGAAGAGATGCAGCGTTTCCATAAGGGAGAGCTGCATTCCGGTGAAAGTAAAAAGGTTGTGACAGATCCTCAACAAGCTAAAGCCATAGCTCTGGCTGTATGCGGGCAAAGTAAATATGCGGAAACTTTAATCTCTTTAGGGTATTCAGAGAAAGCTGCTTCTGAAGTAGTTTCTATATTCGCAGAACTAGACTGGCAAAAACAGTTCGAAACTGGAAAAGGTCCTGGTCCGGAGAAAAAAGCGAATTATAAGTCTCCTACGTGGTTTCATCGTAACTCAGGTGGTATGGCCAGTTGGGATATTGAGAGCCAAGCAGGCAAGCAACCGGGAGACGAAGGGAAACAGAAAGTTAACACTGACAGCGAAATGTTATCGGGTGTTGCTCTTCCAAAGGGTCCAGGGAATCCCCAAGGTGGCTCTAGCAAAGATGTCCAAGGTTTGAGGATGTTGGGGTGAGAATTTCTGGTTTTTCTCAAGAGTCATGGAATTATATCGAGACTCTTCTTTTTGAAGAACACGATCTAACAGGTCAATGCGATCAAAAAGAAAAACGGAAGCGCAGACAAATGCAACGCACTCCTGCACAAAAACAAGCTGATAAAATTCGATCGCAAGAAATGAAAAATCAACCTCAACCTGGTAATAGGTCTGAAGCTGCCAAAAAATCCGCACAAACAAGAAAAAAGTGTCACGGTACGCATTCCGTGCATCCTTAATTTACTGTTTTTCTGACAGGGTATAATAGCGTCGGAGCATCGCTCCATTCTCACATTTTGCTATTTAGCCCTGAGAACCATGACTAACGCTATTGTTCGCAACCCCTTGTTTTCTGAGTTTGAACAGTTGGTTAACCACTACACTCAGTTTCAAGCCCCAGTCTCGCGTAACACCCAGCTTAACTATCGCATTCTTAGCGAGGACAACGCTGCAGTTGCAGAGATTGAGGTTCCTGGTGTTGACCCCAACGATGTGAAAGTTCGCATCGAAGGTCGTTCACTCTCTGTTGAAACTCCTCGCGGTAACGCTTATGTTACTATTGGTCAACGCCTTTCCGCTGACGATGCTACAGCATCTCTTAAGCATGGACTGCTTACGATCAAAATCCCTAAGAGGGATGCTAGAATCGTAGAAGTTAAAGTTTCCGAGGAAGTATGAAATTAGATAAATTGGTTGGAGGTTTGGTTGAATCGGGCGACCCTGGTGCTTACATTAAGCAAGAACTCGAAGAGGGTTTAGAACCGATTACCAAACGTATCGATGCTTTAGAGAAGAAAATCGATATGCTTATTCTATTAATGAAAAGTATCGACGATAATCTAAAGAAACTTCAACCTTTATACGATTTCGTAATTAAACTCCCATTCTTCAAAAAATGACTCGCGGGGACCTTTTGGTCCCCTTTTTATTATGATAGGACCTAAGAAAAAACCCCAGGATTTTGGTTTCAAAGCTGGGGATCATCATTTAATTGTTAATGATGTAACTGAGACAGTTAAGGCTTTCGATTACGAAGGTAAACTTTTATGGGAACTGCCCTGTCTCGCTAGAGGACAAGGATCTGATTACGAATATAAACTAACCAACACAGATACTCCTCCTGGACTTTACCGCATTGGCACTATTTATAGGGATTACGAAGTAGCTGGCTCCAATCCCAAATACGATCGTACTTTAATGGCTTTTGGTTGGTATTCTTTTGACCTTGAGGAACTCGAGAATCAAGAAAATAAATATGGCCGTGCCGGAATCATGATTCACGGGGGAGGATCTGCGTGCGGTTGGCCTGGAGCATGGCAGCCAATGCAAAAATTATTTTCGACTCATGGTTGTGTTCGCATGCATAATCAGCATCTTAGGGATAAACTTCTACCGTTGACGAAATCCGGCAAGGTCTATGTTTCGGTTTTCCAAGAAGGATGAAATACAATCTTCTGAATGCTTTACTTTATGAGATTTGTCTTGCAATTGTAGAGTACAAACCAGAGCTAAAACGCAACTGGGTTATTGACAAAATCTTGGAGCATTGTTTTCAAGACTGGGTTGCGTGGAGAACCGAACAAACAATGCGTGACGTTGACCAACAAGCGGAAGATCTCAAAGTAAAATGGAAAGAAGAGGAAAACAAACTGATTGTTGAACGCTTTCAAAAACAATATCCTGAGGCTAAAGTCACTTTGCATGATGAGAATACAGGAGCGGTACTCATAGAACATCCTCCAGATGGATCAAAAGCGCAAGAACTACTTGGAGGAGCTATGGAAATAAAATCTCCGTGGTCGAAATAAATTTACTTGTTAGCGTTTAGGGTATAATGTTTAAGCATGGTCAGATTGGTATCCGTGAGGACCAGTTACGCTACGTCGTATGTTGACCCTAAGTGAAAGGAAGCTGCTGAGAGTAACGGGGCGCGGTTTACCGTGTCACGCTCAGCAACCTTTCTTATTCCGATATGCCGTATTCGGAGTCTGAAGAGCTGCGGCAATGTTGAGGTAAGAATAAGTAATCTTTTATGCGGAGTGTTTGTGGGAACACGTCTTCGGATTATTAAACCGAAACAACCCCCAAAGAAAACTCTTTCTGATCGCTGCTCCGAAATTATCGGTAGCTGGAAATTTATAGGAACTCAAGCCACAGTTTTATTTCTTTGGCTTACTTTAAATACATTTTCTCCGATTAAGTGGGATCAACCCCCGTTTATCCTACTGAATTTAATGTTATCTTTTCAAGCAGCCTTTACAGGTCCTGTCTTGTTAATGGCTGCAAACCGACAATCAGAAATAGATCGTAAACGAGATATAGATCATTATTTGATCGATGTTCGTGATAGTGAACTATTACAAGATCTGGCCACTCAAATTGAGCATATCCATAAACATGTAGAGCATCACGATGAGGAGCATTGGTGATGTCTAGAGAATGGAATACACCTTTACGGGAACCCTGGAACCCAGTTATTAAACACTGTTTAAACGCCATAGACTTACATATTAAGTTATATATTCGAACAAAAGACCCCTGGCATTTTTGTCAAGCAGAAAAATTGCGCCATTACATAGCTGACTTAAAAACCTGGATTCACGAACAAGAGGGTAAAAATTAACGCTCAAACGGAATCTGGTGCAATGGGATATTTCACCGAAGCGACCTTAGAAAAATTCAACTCCATGTGTTCCGAAGGTGTTGACTTCGGTGAAGCTCCTGTCTATGATTTCGCACGTTGCGTAACCTCAGGTGGAAAAGTCTACGGTGTTTCTGAGGATGAGCAATGCAAAGTTGGGCGCAAGATTGGTGATAAAGAGATAACAGAAACAAAAGGAAGCGACACTCGCATGGCGAAGCTAAAGAAAGCTTTTATTAAGAAAATGGGTCGTGAGATGACACCCGCTGAACTTAAAAAAGCAGAAAATATGATTGCTTCCATTGGTGTTCCGATCCCTAGCGGAGAATCAGCAGAGAGCATGCTTCAGAAGATGCTGCCAAAAGGGGCTAAGGTTATTCCCGTAAAGCAGGCATAGGTTCGGTTTACCGTTCTCACGAAAAGTTTACATTCCGTAACGAAAGGGTAGAATAGTTATGTAGGCGGTCAGTTCGCGACTCCGCCGAGTCATACTCTGCAAACGTACTCTTATGACTAATGACTTCTTCTACTCTTACTCGTTCCCGCTCTAATTCTTGGGAATCTTTCTGTGAATGGGTAACCTCCACCAACAATCGTCTTTATGTTGGCTGGTTCGGTACTCTCATGATTCCGACGTTGCTTGCTGCAACTGTTTGTTTCATCGTCGCCTTCATCGCCGCTCCCCCCGTTGACATCGACGGCATCCGTGAGCCCGTTGCTGGTTCTCTCTTGTACGGTAATAATATTATTTCCGGTGCTGTTGTTCCTTCCTCCAATGCCATTGGACTTCACTTTTATCCAATTTGGGAAGCTGCTTCTCTCGATGAGTGGCTTTACAATGGTGGCCCCTATCAGTTGGTTGTTTTCCACTTTCTCATCGGCATTTTTTGCTATATGGGACGGGAATGGGAGCTTAGCTACCGCCTCGGTATGCGTCCTTGGATTTGTGTTGCTTACTCTGCTCCGGTAGCTGCTGCGAGCGCCGTTTTTCTGGTTTATCCTTTTGGCCAGGGTTCTTTCTCTGACGGTATGCCTCTGGGTATCTCTGGTACTTTTAACTTCATGCTTGTGTTCCAGGCAGAGCACAACATCCTGATGCACCCATTCCATATGCTTGGAGTTGCTGGTGTCTTCGGCGGTTCTCTGTTCAGTGCTATGCACGGTTCTCTGGTTACTTCCTCACTGGTTCGTGAGACTACTGAAAATGAATCACAAAACTATGGATACAAGTTCGGTCAAGAAGAAGAAACCTACAACATTGTTGCCGCACACGGGTACTTTGGTCGTCTCATCTTCCAATATGCTTCGTTTAATAATTCTCGTAGTCTGCATTTCTTCCTTGCTGCTTGGCCCGTCGTGGGTATTTGGTTTACCGCTCTTGGTGTATCTACTATGGCGTTCAATCTGAACGGATTCAACTTCAACCAGTCTATCGTTGATAGTCAAGGTAAAGTGCTCAACACCTGGGCTGATGTTCTGAACCGTGCTAATCTCGGTATTGAGGTAATGCACGAAAGGAATGCCCACAATTTTCCGCTTGACTTGGCAGCCGCTAGCAACACTCCCGTTGCTCTAACAGCTCCAACTATCGGTTAATGTCTGACTCTCACAGTCTACTGCCCCTGATCCAAACGATTGGGGGCTTTTTACTCGGTGTTCTCACTATAACAGTACCACTCCTGGTTATCATTATACTATGACTGCTTCTACTCTAACACTTCCACAGAGAGGATGGTTCGATGTCCTGGATGACTGGCTTAAACGCGATCGCTTTGTCTTTGTGGGCTGGTCTGGATTACTTCTTTTTCCCACTGCTTATTTGGCCCTTGGTGGCTGGCTTACTGGCACAACGTTTGCTACAAGTTGGTACACCCACGGGTTGGCGTCTTCTTACCTTGAGGGCGCTAATTTCCTCACAGCAGCTGTGTCGACGCCTGCTGACGCTATGGGTCATTCTCTTCTTCTACTTTGGGGTCCTGAGTCTCAGGGAGATTTCGTTCGCTGGATCCAGCTTGGGGGACTCTGGACTTTTGTGGCACTCCACGGGGCTTTCGCTCTAATCGGTTTCATGCTTCGCCAGTTTGAGATTGCTCGACTGGTTGGTATTCGTCCTTATAATGCGATTGCATTCTCTGGTCCTATCGCTGTATTTGTCAGCGTGTTCCTGATGTATCCTCTGGGGCAATCCAGCTGGTTCTTTGCTCCCAGCTTCGGTGTGGCAGCGATCTTCAGGTTCCTTCTGTTCCTTCAGGGTTTTCATAACTGGACCCTCAATCCCTTCCATATGATGGGAGTTGCTGGTATTCTTGGGGGAGCTCTACTCTGTGCAATTCACGGAGCAACAGTTGAAAACACATTATTCGAAGATGGCGACAAGGCAAATACTTTCAAAGCATTTGAACCAACTCAAGAAGAAGAGACCTATTCCATGGTTACGGCTAACCGATTTTGGTCTCAAATCTTTGGTATTGCGTTTAGCAATAAGCGTTGGTTGCACTTTTTTATGCTTTTCGTTCCAGTTATGGGTCTCTGGACTTCTTCTATTGGCATCATCGGTCTTGCTCTTAATTTGCGTGCTTACGACTTTGTATCGCAGGAAATTAGAGCGGCTGAGGACCCTGAGTTTGAAACGTTCTATACGAAGAATATCCTTCTTAACGAAGGGCTTAGAGCGTGGATGGCACCAGTAGATCAACCTCACGAGAACTTTATGTTCCCGGAGGAAATTCTCCCTCGAGGAAACGCTCTCTGATAAACTTACTCAAAGTCCTCTGCGATATACTTATCGTGGAGGATTTTTAATATGCACCATTATAAACATAAACGCGAACTGAATAAAAAGACATTGAAGAAAAATGCGGATGTTTATGCCAATGATCCTTCTGTAGCAAAGTGTCCATATTGCGGAAAATCGAAGCGTCCTTGTTCTCATATTGACAGCTTAAGTAGAGCCTGGGCGAGAGAAATTTGTAAAAAACAGCAAGGTCGGTAATCCGAACTTTACAAATTTTGAAATACAGGCTATAATATACTTGTATATACTTACACTTCATGGTTAAATATAACGTTTGGGTTGGTGGCGAACATTCTTGGAATCGGTCATATCTAGGTGAAGTGGGTTACTATCCACTCACTGAAGCACAAACCAACCGTTGGATCCCTGAAGACCTGGATGACCTAGACACCGACGAGATGTCAGAAAGGTTGCACCGCGACTGGGGCACTGAATCTGATGGAGAAGATGATTTTCCTACGCGAGATGAGATTGAAAATGGTTGTCTGGGGTACGGAGCTTATACGGACCAAACGTTTGGCGTCTCCAAAGTTCTGGAAGACGGTGAAGAAGAAATTATTTGGTCAGGTGATTATAACGAGCTTGCGATTCCCGAAGATACAGACGACGAAGAGATTTGTCCTCGCCGGAATATTCGCTATGAGGAGCCTGGTTGCAAATTTGTTGACGACGACACAGTCTGGGAGTGCGGTGTAGCCTACCATCACGGCTTTAAAGGTGGATGGGGTGCCGAAATTGAACTCCCTGATGGAGAGGAGTTTGACGTCCGTAAGCTAACATTTGACGTGATCGAAGTGGACGGACTTGCAGATATCGTGACTGGCTTTTCTTACAACGGGGAAGATTACTTTGATGATAATAGCAGTGATGGTAAAAGCTGTGATTGGTATTTGGTTGTGGAAGGTGACTATAGATCTCTATAACTTTTCCAAGGGGGCACCTCAAGACCTCTCTCTGAGTACCATTCCCAAAGTGCCCTGTCTAATTTTTCGTTAATTTCTATAACTTTTATCTTCTTCGTCAATGTCTGCATATGCATTTTCCACATAGGGTCCATGCTCTCGTTTGGAGTCTTCTCGGACATAGTTAACTTCTGTAACACTGGAAGAAAGCCAGAGCGCCACTTTCATGACTATGTAGATAATCGCAAGCGGCAGAAAACAAAGAGAAACAATTATAGCATGTTTCATTTTTTCACCACTTCTTTGAAGTTTACCCCTTCAACGGGGTAACAATAAATACCGTTCATCCCGAAAGGGACGGAAGTAAGCCGACGCGGAACGGATCGTTCATTCGTTATTTGCAAATAGCGAACGCAAACGCCGACTGAAGGAACGCGAAATGTTCATTCATTTCGGAGAATCCTATGTCTATTGCGACGTATCGTGGTGTCAAATACGACACCGAACAACACCAAAAAGATTTTCTTGCTTGGTGGAATCAGTTTCATTGCAACGCAAGTCTCTGGTTTACTTATCGTGGACTTAAGTACCGTGGAGTAAAGGAGTGCAAGCTGTGAAACATCCTTTTCTTGTATGGTTAGCTGCAGTCCGTAAACGCAGCAAACGAATTAAAAATCAGTTTATCACAAATTTGCCCCAAGGTATTGTGTGAAAACGAGGGAGGGATACCTCCCTTTTCAAGTATTTAGAGAACCTTTAAAAGGTAAAATCTTTTACTTCGTAAGCATATAAATGCAGATTCTATGTGAAAATGTAGATCTCGATGAGATCAATCCTAAAAAATTAACATGTGACTGCAAATTTGTACGTAGAGCTAACGGAACTGTTGACATAGTGAAAGAATACAGTTCGGTTCGCATATTTGATTATTATTGGGACAGGGGAATTAAGATTGAAAAAATTTGGTTAACAGGTGGGACCAGGAACCCTAAATTTGAAAAACCTGAGCTCTAACTGGGTAAAACTTATTTTTAAGTCGAATCATGTACGTATTTACAGATTACGTGTTCACCCCAGGTGCTGCATATGAGGGCACTATCACGCTAACTGGCGTCATTGATTTTGACATTATTGGCCCTATATACAACGTAACACGTAATATCCCTTTATATTTACCAGACAATCACGAAGTAGGCGTAACTTACCAAATCGTGAATGGAAATACAGTTTTAACATTAGAGCAAAACACCGCTGATTTTTGTGAATCTACAGACGATCTGCAAATATTACTATATGAGGATTCTTCTCAAACTCCCGTAGTTATTGAAGGGTTTGGAGGATCCACAGGAGATGCTTTCGGACGTCTTCGAACATCAAATCCTTATACAATGTTTGACTCTAGTTATCGTTATACAGATAACGGTAAATGGTCAACTGCGACAGCTACAGGTGGCACAGCGACATTTAACGCCGCACAGGGTTTAATGGACCTTAACGTTACTGGTGCCCTAGGATCCTCTGTTGCAAGACAAACAAACAAAATTTTTTCCTATCAACCAGGGAAATCTTTACTTGTAATGTCAACTTTCGTGTTGGCCCCGCAGCAAACAGGATTAAGACAGCGTGTAGGTTATTACGACGCAAGTAATGGATATTATTTATCGTTGGATAATAATACACTTTCCTTTGTTGAGAGATCGGCTGTAAGCGGTTCGATTGTAAATATTCCTGTTCTTCAAGCCAATTGGAATGTTGATCCTTTGAATGGTACTGGACCCTCAGGGATAACGTTAGATCCTACGAAGGCTCAAATTCTGTTTATAGATATGGAATGGCTCGGAGTTGGAACCGTTCGTATGGGTTTTGTTATCGATGGTCAATTTATTATATGCCACAAATTTAATCATGCTAATTTAATTACCTCAACATACATTACAACTGCGTCGTTGCCTCTAATGTATGAGATTGAAAATACAGGGAATGTTGGGTCAGCAAGTACTTTGAAACAAATTTGTTCAACTGTTATATCTGAAGGCGGTTATCAAATTCTCGGGCAACAATATAGTGTTGCAACGCCAATTACAACACCAAAGACATTGGCCAATAAAGGCACTTATTATCCCTTGGTTGCCTCTCGATTACGTTCTACGCAACTAAATGCAGTTGCTATCTTATCAGGAGCTTCTGTTATAGGTGGTGGCAATAACGAAACCTACAGATGGGTACTTGTTAAAAATCCCACACTTACCGGAGGCACCTGGTCAACAGTTAACGCTTCCGCTGCAGTAGAGTATTCTCTCGATATTACTTCTTTCACTGGCGGCGAAGTAGTTTATTCTGGATTTTTTACTGCATCTAATCAAAGCACGTCATCTATAGATATATCAAGCACTGAGTTATTTTCTTTTCAATATGAAAGAAACGGTTTGACGGGAACAGCTTCACCCTATGTTTTAGCTGTAGCGGGTGCGAATGATAACCAAATAGCTTACGGTTCTCTAGATTGGCAAGAGATTAGCCGTTAATTTACGAAACTTTTAGACGGGTATAATAGCGTCTAGAGCTGCTATTCGCAATGTCTTACGATCGCAATCCGAAATTTGGAAAAGATGCGGCTTTTTGCGAGAGTGCTCGCCGAGTTGCAGATCTTCTGTGGGAAACCTCTCGAGGAGATCTTTCCAGCATACCCAAATCTTATTTGGAAGCTTTACGTCACGACTTCTCGGACGGCAAAATTTCCATGTTGGAAGTTATCGACAGGGTTGATTTGGGACCTGAGGCGACCTATGAAGAGTATTGCGAAGTTGTAGACGCTTTATTGAGTGTTAATCCATCTCAATGGCCAGAACCGGAATCTGTTCTCGAAGTTCCGGTTGGACATCTTCAGTATGAAATTGAACCAGATATAGATTTCAGCGAATTTGATTTTGCTGATGAAGTAATTTCCGAAGAAGAAATTGTAGAAACTCCCGAGGGGTCACTCGAAGAATCTGCCACAGCATCCGTAACTCCAAACCGAGAGAATACTGACGCTTTAAGCGAAAAGATGGAAACTTTCCTAAAGAAAGTAATTGCTTCTGTTTATCTCGATGGAGTTACTGAAGTAACTGATACGGAGGGTAACCCACCGAATTCCAGTAATAACTATCTGCTTTCCGAAGATGGTAAACAGTTTAAAGGGATTTTTTACGACACTCCACCTAACGAACAAGCGAAACAATTTCCGTTCGTAATCTCGGAGAAATCCGATGGAACCTGGCAAATACAGTACTAATGGATTCCGAATCTAATTTTGACATAAGCACTTCATGCGAAGGATCTGAAGAATTAAATCCTGAAGATGCCAGTACTCGCAACGCTCCGATGATTTCAGCTCCTCGTGTTGTTCGAAAAATGCGTATTCGCGGAGCACTTGTACCTTGCGGAGATATCAATGGGGCACTTGGTAAAAAGCTTTGAAGAACATGTCGGAGAGCGCGGGTGTCATTTTTATGACTCAAAGTCTTGTCAATTTTTATCTTGGAAAGAAGTATTTCAGTTTATAGACTCTTTACCTCCGGCAGTTCAAAAAGAATGTTTCAGTGAAAAACTGATTGAGTCTCTCGCCAATTACAACCCCGATACCGAATTCCTTGCAGTTCAACAAAATGGGGATTCTATTTCAGTTGAATTGTATTCTAAAACCACATTAGACTGATATGTGGTAGCTCCATGGATCATAACCTAGAGTATATAAAATCCAAATTTAGATGCCCTGTTTGCGGGGGACTGGTAGGCTGGACAGACGAAGGCACAGTCGAAATGTTTAGCGTAGAACTTCTTCGGAGTCATGTTCATCAATGTAGGAACTCAGGGGTAAAACCGAAAAGACTGCAAAAAGAAGATGAGAACTGATAGTTTCTCAAAAGATGCTATTTTAACCGCTTATCAAATGGCAGCCGAAAACTCTAATATTGAGTTTTCTGATTTCGTTGAACAGAGTAAAGTATACGATTTCGCTGTCACTTCGCTCGGAGCCGGATTATCGATGGATGTCGAGTGTGATACGGGTCTACCTGTATCAACTCCAGCAGAGAAGAGAGAAAAGTTATTTCAACAACGCATCTCCAAAGCTCAGCAAAAAGCGAATCAAATAGCGGACAAACAACGTAAAGTTCAAGAAGCAGTCGCTAAAAAATTGCAACGAAGAATGCGCCGTGATCAGCGGGGAAAATTATGAACGAAGAGTTTTCAATTTTATCGAATAAAGTCGTCAAGTATTTAAACGACGCGACTATTGTATCCCGCCTCTGTCATTGGAACGTAAGAGGAAGCAATTTTTATGAAGCGCATCTGCTCTTCGAAAGAGTTTACAATGACCTTGGAGAACTTATGGATTCTCTCGTCGAACAACTTCGAGCCTGTGGAATGAATCCTGACTTTAAACTTTTTTCAGGTCCAGGCATCAGTATGGATGAATATGATTGTCATACGTTGGCTGCTTTAGCACTCGACTACTTAATGGCTTTGGAAGGGACCATTTCTTTATATTACGCTTTCTGCGAGAAAAATAAGCAAGATCCTCGCCTCGTTGCAATTGGCAATCAAATGCAATCAATGTCGAGTGTAGTTCTAACTGATATGTATCTGCTTCAGTCATATTTAGCATAGTTTACCCACGGGGCTATGAACTAAATTAGATGCAGCGCCTCCTGCTAGAATGTTCCTGGTTGTCAATGCTCATGGTCAATATTGGAACGGCTTCGGTTGGAGCGAACAGGGACGGTTGTTCTTCTCCGTTGCTGCGGCCACTCGTTCTTTGCACGAAGAAGGAGAGGAATTAGATGAGGTTTTAATCCTAGCTAAAGAACAAGTACAGTGATCCCTCCTAGAAAAATTCCTCCGGGAGTTATACAACTTTACGAAATTGTAAATGAGGAAAAAATTTTAGTTGAAGAATTACCTACTTCTTCTAAAAATAGAAGCAAGTTAAATGAACTTCGAAATCACCTCCTCATGATTCACCCCACTAGAAAACTTATTTTAACCGAAAACAATGCCTGGCCCTGATAAAATTGTATATACTACCACGTGTGGTACCGATGAAGAAGGTAATCTCGTTTTGGAATTCCCTGATGAACTTTTGGACGCCATGGGGTGGCAAGAAGGAACAGAACTTGAATTCGATGCACTACCCAACACCCTCATTTTGCGAGAAGTCGGAAAAGACACTTCTGAAGAAATTAGCACTCCTAGCAGAAGAAAATCGACGTCTAAAAGAAGAACTCAGACTGTTGCATCTTGAGCAAAATAAAGAATATGACGTTTGATAAAGTTATTCTCGAACTTGGAGGTAATCCCTCTGGCAGGACTCCAAAAGCTATTGAACTAGCAACACAAATGCCTGATGCATTTTTGTTGTTTTCCACAGTAGAAAATCCCAGTCTTTGCATTGACTCTTGCAAAGAAGCGGGAATTAGTCAAGACAGATTTTATCTTGATTATCTTGCATGGGATACGGTTACTAATTTTACATGCACTTATGACCGCATTCTTGGTATGGGTGCCAAAGAGCTTTATGTAGTAACCGATGGATATCACATGGAAAGAGCGATGACAATCGCAAAAACTGTGTATCTCGGTAACGGAGTTAAACTGATTCCTTCTCCTTCGTCTCCTGTTGACCATAAAGAACCTCCAGCGCGAATCTTACTGGATGATGTTCGTGCCTGGATTTGGAAAGTAAGTGGTCAGATTATTGCGGACAACAAAGTTTATGTTGAACGCATGCCTTCTTATCAAGCATATTATTGCCAAGCTCAACAATTGTTGCAATGATTCAAGGTTCTGGAAGCAGATACATGACAACCGTTCGTATTGATGAACGGAATTCAAGTGGCCAGGTTTGGTGGTGCGAGAGAAAACAAGAATGGCACTGGATGCTTGTTTGGGAAGATGGTACGAGTTGGGGCACACATATGCACTCCGGAAGTGCTCCTTCCAAAATGAAAGCTCGAGCAGATATGGTTAAGGCAATTATTTGGACCGAAGATACTTGGCCCCGATTTGAATATTTTGAGAATAATTGGTGAAACCAGATCCGTTTGATATGCTCTTTCGAGCAAAATGGAACATTCCTCAAGCTTGTGACTCTTTAAAAATGAGTAGTTGCGAGAAATCTTGGGAAGAAATGAAACAACAATTTCGTGAGTGGTGTAAAACTCACCCGACGGTATACCGACCCGAATAGCCGGTTTCCCGCCCTTTACCGGGACGCCTAAAAAGGCTATACTGTAAAGGTGGTTGAGAGAGGTCCGGTTGGTTTCGCACCTCCGGGTCTCTAGCTTGGAGATTCTCTCGTGTGGATCCAAGCCCTCAACCTGAACCTTGAAAATTGAAACTACTGCCCAAGTGGTGAAATTGGTATACACGCATGACTTAGGATCATGTGCCTTGTGCATGGAGGTTCAAGTCCTCTCTTGGGCATTGCAGGAAGTGCAACACCGCTGCCAGGTTGATACCCAGCTTGGAAATGTGAAAGGTGATTCTGTCCGCACATAGAAATCCCTCCTGCTATCAATGGCGTATAGCTCAGCGGTAGAGCTGACGGCTGTTAACCGTCCGGTCGTAGGTTCGAATCCTACTACGCCAGTTTGAGGTAAGGAAAGCAAAAGGAGCATGGGAACCGGAATCAACGATGTAAGTCGGTTGTTTCTGGAGATACCGCACCTGCCTCACTGGGCTCTCGCTTCACCGTCAGCGAGCGTTAAACGAAAGGGGGGTTTATTCCTTCGCCCAACAACCACCCACACTGCTCTGTCGGTGTGGTGCGGCCAGCTTGCTGGTTCGCGTTCCCGCTCTGCTTCGGCATCGGGCTGACCCACTGCCGGGTCGCGATGGCGGGCAGTTGCCATCGTTCCAAATGCGGTCTGCAATCACCGTCCCGCGTTCTTCGGATCGCCCGAGGGAGAACGATGCATCCTGGATTTCATTCCAGGGGTCGGTTGAAAACCGGCAAACGAGCCCCCACCTCTGTTTCGTCCTTGAGGCGTCTCACGTGTTAAATGGGGCCTTCTGGGAGTGCACCTTGGATGGTGGGCGCGACGGCGTCAGAGGCGGTTCGATTCCGTTCTTCAGCAATGGCGGTGCAACTCCGCCTACTCCCTATTGCCACTGCATTGCAGCGGCATTCGCGAGATTTATCTCGCCCCTAAGTCCCAGTTCTGGGTTCCTGCACTGGTCAGGGTTACCCTTCCTGGGCCGGAGGAGTTGATCGCCCTCTGCACACCCCCTAAGCCTCTTCACGAAAGCTCAAACCTGGGGGTCACTCGGGATGTAGTTCAGCGGTAGAATGCTTGCTTTGGGAGCAAGAAGTCGCAGGTTCAATCCCTGCCATCCCGATTTGCCGCCATAGCACAGTGGTAGTGCACCATCTTGGTAAGATGGGGGTCCTGAGTTCAAATCTCAGTGGTGGCTTTGGTACTCGTCTGGCAGATAGCCAGAAAGGAGGCCAAAGAGGGGGTTACCGGAGGCATGGTAACTTAAACGAAGAGCGCCCGTGCGCCGCATCGTAGAATGGGCGAAAGTGTCGGTTACGATAACTCGTTCATCGTGGGCGGAGGCTCTCGCCCCTG